CGCCTGCCAGGCCGAGTAGCCTGACTACCATAGCTGCTGCGGCGGGCGGGCATGGCGGGGGCTAGCTTTCGGTGTGGAGGAATCACTTGCGCCAACACGACTGCACGCACGATGTCATGCACTTTGTAATTGCACACTGCACACTGCACACACACATGAACGCGCACACGGGCTTCGCCCGACCAAAACCACAGATTTTTTTGCCTGCGGCCAACGGTCCACAACTCACTGCACGTGCACACTAACTACTCTGCGCCCATAGACCGAATCCATGGGGTTGCGAAACGGAAATGCGAAGTTGCTCAGAAACACTCGGGGGACCCCCGGGGGGATGTCGACATTGCTGTTGCGACACTGCACGGAGCCCCCATTCTCCACATCTGTGATTTCCCGCGACATATCAGGATCACAGGTAGGCTTGGTGAGATTCACCTCGTCAAAGATAAACGGCTTGTCAAACTGAAGCTTACGTAACTGCTCGTGGTGACCCTTCACATAGTCATATTCCCCGAAGAGGTGGGACATATAGTATCGGGCGAACTGAGTCTTACCCAGTCCAGGTACGCCCCAGAGGAGAAGACTGTGCGTATGTGGGTTCCAGTGGGTATCCACCAAGGGGGAAATGTAAGGACCGTAATACAGGATCGGTTCCCGCGCGGGCGCCAAACGTCTCCGAAGGTTGCGTTCAATGGATTCGCCGAATCGAAGATAAGCACCAGGGTCTTGTAGTGCGATGATGTCCATGCCTTCCCGTACGGATCCTGCGGCGAGGGCCTGAGCGAACACATTTGTCTCGCGATTTGTAAGGATGTCACCGTGTTTACCACAATATCGCACCCATCCTGCACCGGGCTTGAGGATGTTAGGGTGCACGCCATCAATATCGAAGAGGCGAGGGTTCTCAGAATCAAGTTTAGCATCAAACTTGAAATCTGCATGGTAATGGCGCTTACCATTTTCATGCAGCTCAGTCCCAACTGTATGCATATTGGGACCAAAACGCTCGGTTAGCACCTCCACGACACGCGCAGCACCAGAAATCGGATTTTCGGGCAAATCGACAGGTGCAGAATAGGTCAGACCGACCTTACACGCGTTGAAACGGAACTCAGCCTTGCGTTCAGAGCGCTTCACCATGGCTGCGGGGGGCTACTCCCGCTGTTCCCGCTGCTTGCCTATAGAAATTTTACTAGGCAAGCTCACGACTGGCCGATCACAGTGAAGTGCGTCCCCCAGCTAAACTGGTACTGATTCTGCGTATCTGCGCTCTGTCCGCGGTACAGCATGTACAGACGCTGGGTAGGGGGAAGAGTCTGCATGGTCAGATTCTTCCAGGACAGCCCTGCCGGGCTGCGAATCTTCATATTTAAAGACATATTGGTCTTATTGCGACGATAAGTGGAAAACGGGTTGCCACTAAAGTCGAGCGGATCAGGGTCCGTTGCAGCTGGATTGTCCCGGGGGAACAGCTGGAACATCTTATTGTAGTGCACCTTGAAAATGCCGGAATTCAGAGATACCAGATTGCCGGATCCCATTTCTTCATATTCCTGGCCGGCGGTGAGGACACCAGTGGGGCCTGCACTGGGGACCCAGTTAGCAGCATTGTTGCGGATCGACACAATCCAGACTTCCATCTGGATAGCCTGGTTCTTCGTAAACGAATTGGCATACCATTCTAGCACCATGTTGCGCACAAAGGCATTTTGCGACACTAGCACATCGGCATCCTGACGGTTGCCAGCAGACCAGTCATTGGGGGTCATAAGCTCCTGCGCAAACCACAAACCAGTCACGTTCAAGTTATTGAAGCTCTGGTACCAGTCCGTATAGGACTTCGACGCATTTAGCATTCGTCGGTTGCGGAGAGCGATCTTGGCCAGAGACTGGATCTGGCGCTGCTGATTACGCGCCGAAGGACGCTGGAAACGAGCGCGCGTAGACACCGACGCGCGACGACGGCGAAAACGGCGCCTGCCAGGCCGAGTAGCCTGACTACCATAGCTGCTGCGGCGGGCGGGCATGGCGGGGGCTAGCTTTCGGTGTGGAGGAATCACTTGCGCCAACACGACTGCACGCACGATGTCATGCACTTTGTAATTGCACACTGCACAC